CGAAGATACCAGCAGTAGCAGTATTGTTCTGAGCACCAGGCTTAGCAATACGGTATACGGTACGAACGACTTCACGGTTGATCTCAGCAAGAACCTCAGTTGAGAGGATGTTCGCTAGTTCAGTTTCGGCATCAAGACCATGAATAGCCTTGAGGTCTTGTGCGAGTTCTAGTGAGTACTCAGCCTTGAGAGCGCGTGACTTTGCAGTAACGGTTACTTTCTCGATTGAGAATCCCATTTCACGGAAGTGGTTACCAGCACCATCTCCTAGGGCTTCTGACTGAGCAGTGGTCATACCTTGACCGCCTTGGGTATAGGTGCCGCTGTCATTTAGAAGACCAGGGTTAGTACCAGTCTGAGTGTTTGAAGCAAGCGAGTTGCCACTGTTCTCAGATGAATGCTCGGTATCTGATTCGTTAAAGAATGCTTCCGAACCAGTGCTAGGAACACGATCAGTGCCCTTCATTGAGCGCATTGCGAAGATAAGTCCAGTAGGACCAGTCATTGGCTGAACGCCGCAGATATCATAAGCAATAAGCTTAGGCATCGAACGACGGATTAGGCTGATTAGAACTGGGTCAAAACCTGCAACAGGACCTGTTGCGGTTGAACTACCAGTAAAACCAGCACCACCTAGCGAGTTAGTAGGAGCAGCTTCCGTGAGGATGTTGCGCTCTTCGCGTAGGAATTTTTCTTGGTTTTCTAGCAGGACGGCGGTGACGGCTTTCTTGTAAGAATCTTGAATTTGAGGAAGCTCAGAATGATTCAATACAGGTGCCCACTTTTCCTGCAATTGCTCTGACATGAACATTTGCGTTTTCTCCTTAGTGTGTGCGTTTAATTATTTATAAAAATGTTTTATTTAGCCCAACGGCCAAGTGCAGTTACATATCTGGACATACTTTCGGTAATGTATTCAGACTGTACAGGCTCTTCCGTTGAGGTTTCTTCCACCGATCCGACTGTAGCTACAGGGGACTTATGGAAGTACGACTCTTTCAATACTGAAAGTTTTTCTCTGAAAGTACTTTCGGTCTCAAAGGTTACACCTTCAGCAAGTGAGGCGAGCTTCTCTTTTTGGGCTTCTGATAGACCTACAGAAACCTCAGCCACAATTCCATTCTTGATATAGCCGCCAAGCTTTTTATTAAACTCAACGTTTTTATCGATCTGCTCGTTTAGTTTCGACTCCATAATATCTAATTGGTCAGTCAACTCAGAAAGAATTTCCTGTGATTCAGGAACTTCTACATTATATTGAGTGAAGACACTCTTGATAGCAGTCATAAAGCTCTCAGAGATTTCTTCCTTAATTCCATTTTCGACGGCTAGTTCATTATTCTCCATCCATTGATCAGCAACGTATGTGAGATAACCATCTACTTTTTCTGCAAGTTCTGCTTTGAAAATTTCAACTTCTTCTTCTAGAACTTGTGCATATTGTTCATGCAGTACTTCTAGTTGTTCGTTGAGTTTTGTGGTGATAACAGCTTCAAAGATTGTTTTAGCTTTTGACTTAAACTCTTCTGTAAGATCTTCACCACCTACAAGAGCCTCTAGATCTTCATCTAGATTGAAGTCATAGGTCATTTCTGGCTCAACTTCTTCAAATGTTGGACTTTTCTTGATGTCATCTTGTTCATCACCTGAAGCTGAAGAAGGTTTTGTGGATAGGGTCTTACTGCCTTCATGCGACATCCTAGCAGCTACCTTCTTACCAATCGACTCAGAATCAGTTGGTCTATATGTTTTTACATCTGGACCACCGATATTCTCGGCCGACTCACCACCCTCTAATTTAGGCATTTTTTCGCCAGGCTTGGCGCTTTTTGTTACTACGTTAGAACCTTCGTCAAGAATTTCTTCTTGAGTTTCTAGTTCTGATACGTGTTCATCTTGATATGGCATTTGGACGTTCTCCGTATAGAAACTAATTATTTCTGTAATTATTTATATATTTATAAGTTTTTGAGAAATTTCTCAAAAGCTTTAAGTTTTCTTTCTTCAATTTGGAATCTAGTTGACTCACTAATATAGGTTTTAATTTGACTAATCTCAACTTCTTTTAGAAGCCCAGATTCCCAAACCCACTCTTTTCCTTCCATGATGCCTTCAACGAAAGCGTCTGGGGCAGAAGGATCTGCTACAATATCAGCAGCAGTTGCGAGCATGAAATCATCTTTCACATAGTTAACTCCATTCTTAAGTTCCAGACTGCCCATGCCTCTGGAAGAGACTCCAAGTTTTACACCCTCATCAAGTAATGATTTTGCAACCTTACCCATAGGTGTTTCTAAGAGTTTTGCTTTTCCAATAAAATTGGAACCCTCTTTTCTAAGAGAGATAATTTTGTGAGAAACTCTATCAAGATTGATAGTTGGACCTTCAGGGTGGCCAAGTTCTCCAAGAGCCCTCCCTTTATCAATGAAAGATTCAGCATATTTTTGAACCTCTCTTTCTAGAACAGTAGATGGATAAATTCTACCGTTTCTATTTTTGACATCTCCCTGTAAGAAGATACCTTCAATAAAGTAATTTTTAGCTCCAGATTCGGAAGCTTCAGTTAAAACATTAATCTCTTCTATTTGTTCAGTGATTAATTTCATTCTTCTTCCTCCTCTTCGTCTGAAATTAAATCCAGTTCTTTTGCAAAAACTTCCGTTTTTTTGTCTTCAATTCTTTCATATACTCTTTGTGAAATAGAGTCCATGATAGAATCAACAACATCTGCAGAAGATTGATCTGCAAAAATTGAATTAATTATGTCTTGTGAAGTAGTCATAAACGTTATCTCCAATTAATACTATTTAGATTTCTGCTCTTTTACGATCAGCAGGATCAATGTCACTCACTGGTTGCTGACCTGGGGATGCAGGATCTGCACCCGCAGAAGTAGGATCACCGCCCCCAGCAGGAGGAACGCCTCCTGCAGCAGGATCCACCGGCATTGCATTTGGATCCATAATTTTTCCATCTTTAAGTTCTTCTGCCATTTGTTTATCAATTTCAACAATTTGTGCATCAGTCTGTTTGAGAATATCTCTTCTGATATATTCGAGTGAAAAATATTTGCCTAAGTATGGATCCATCATTGTTACAAGATTTAATCTCTCTTGTAGTAATTCACTACTCTTTAATTCATCAAAATGATTGTCTGCAATATAATCATATTGAATATGCTCTTTATACATTTCCCACTCTTCTAGAGTGAGAATGCCTTTTAAAATTAATTGAGTTTTGAGAATGTCGTGGAATAGTTCCGAAAACTTTTTGCGTAAACGATTAATAAACTTCTGAAACTTCAGTTCATCTCTTGTAATTTCACTTGCTCTACCAACGTTGAATGTTGTTTCTGCTTCTAATCTCGATGAAGGAACATTGAGTGCCTTAAACAGTTTCTTTTGGAAATACTTAACATCTTCAAGTTCTCCAAGATTCTGACCACCAGGAAGAGTAGTGATTTCTGTACCACGCCCACCTTCTCTTCTAGGTAACCAGAAGTCCTCAAGCATCGACATTACTTTACGGTCATCTCTGATTTCACCAGTTTGAGCATCATAGACCATCTTATTTCTGTAACGAGACATTACCTCTTTTAGGTATTGCTCTGCTTTAATTTTGGGAAGGTTACCTACGTCAATGTAGAAAATTCTTCTTTCTGGTGCTCTTGAAATTCTATAGATAACCAGAGAATCTTCAATCATGCGAAGTTGGTTTACTGCCTTAATTGCTTTGTGCAGATGAGACAGAACCATGTTCTTATTGGAATCTAAAATTCCTGAGTGAACATAAGTTATTGCATCAGGAGCAATTCTTATTCCTGTCATATCACCAGGTCTAAGTCCCTTTTCACTGTACATGAAAAATTCTGTAACCTTAGGTTGTTGAAATGTGATGCCTTTGCTTAGATCTGTTGTTGCGGTTTGATCAGGACTCTTTGATTTATCAATCTCTCTGATTTTTCTAATGCATCGTGCATCAATATATTTTAATTCTTGAATACCTTCAGATGGTTTGGTAAAATCTATAACTTTGTGATAATAAATTCTTCCATCAATATACCAACGTCTGAAGATCTCGTATGCTCTGTTATCAAATTGAAGAAGTCTTTTTACTTCATTGAATTCTTCTCTAATGACATTTTTAATTTTATTACTTAATTCTAAATTTGCTAGATTGATTTCTATGGGAGAATCATTATGATCTCCACAAATAGTTTCATTTACGATATCATCAATAGCACCATCACACTCTGGGTATATTGCAATTTCTCTATATCTACCAATTAAATCATATTCATTTTTGGCAGTACCATCCATATCAAGGTACTGTCCAAAGTACCCACCACTGACAACAGAAGTAGCTCCATCTTCTTTATCTCTGGCAACAAAAGAAGGCCCCCTTTCGGACGCCTTCTGTTTTCTTCCCAAAGAAAAACCAAAAAGTTTATCTTGCATTATAAAACTGCCCTAATGATCTTATAATTGTATTTATAAGATTTTTAGATCAGGTAGTTTTGCCACCACCGTTATTATCGGAAGTAGCAGCAACTGGGGTCCACCACTGAACTTGAAGTTCGACGGTAAATTCTTCAACTGTGTCGTTAGTATCGAAAGCGAGATCGATAGCACTTACATTAGTTGGGAAAGTTCCGTAGAATCTATATGCCTTGATAGCATTACCTTCTCTGTTGAGTTGATGTACAATCATATCCTTCTGATAATCAGCTGGATTTTGTAAACCAACGTTTCTTACTGACTGGTTAATAGTATTAACCCATGTCTCGAAAGTATTTCTAAGAGCAAAGTTGGTATCGTTGATGACCGTAATTGTCCAAGGTTCAAATGTACGGTCTCCAGCAACCTTTAAAGTTCTTCCACGGAAAGGAACCTCAATGGTTCCTACCTGAGAAGCTGGAAGGTTTGCTGCTTTTACCATGAAATAACCTAGTCTCTGTAGAGTAGCTGCATTATTTGCACCCGCTGAGGTTAAAATCGCAGAGGGGAAATCAAGATCTACTCTGAATAGATTAGGACGGGCGCCTCCGCCCGTTAAGTTGGACTTGAAGTTTTGTAGGTTGAAAGCGTTGTTGTTGATTGCCATTGTTCGTTTCCTCCGTGTTCTTTTTAATTACGAAATGACTTCGCTGAAGTTAACGCCAGTTCTTGTAGCGACGAAGGAAAGGGTGATGTAATTAATTGTTCTCGTTGGTTTCACATAGATTTCAGCGTAAAATTCACCGCGATCAACAGCCTCTGGTGGGTTGTTTCTATCATCACAAACAACGAGGAAGTCCTGTACACCTCTCTTACCTTGAACATCACGAAGGAATGGTTCTACAAGGTTACGGAATGTAGATCTTGTAGCTTCATCATTAAGTTCAAATAGTTGTGTCTTAGCAGATTGTCCGATAATTTTTTCAAGAGTTAAGAATAATCTACGAACGTTGATTCTATCGAACGCTGATGCAAATCCTTGTGCAGTCTTATCTCCAAAGAGAATAGTACCTTGACCTGGGAAAGTTACAATTGGATTGACTCTACTTGAATAAAGAACATCTCTTTGTGCCTTTCTTGGATTGTAAGCAAGTTTTACAATGTTCTTAATATTGCCTCTGGTAAAACCAGCAGGTGAATACCAAGATTCATTTGTAATTGTTGTCTCTAAGCAAAGACCTGCGATGTCAGAGTTGCAAGCCATGTAACGATATGTATCATTGTACTTATCATACATGTACTTGTATCCAGAATCAAAGATTGTATATGATGAACTTGCAAGATTATTGAAGAAGGTTACAATATTTTTTGTTACCTTATCAGCATCAGCAATGTTTATTACATCTTCTTTTCTAGGTGAAATGAAAGCAAGACAATCCTTTCTAGCATTTACAATTGAAATGATGTGAGCAGCCTTAGCAGCAGAATCATCTCCCATTGATGGACCCATTAGAATGAAGTCAACATCTTCTGTTTCTGGATCAGCAACTAAATCATAACCCTGATTTACATAGGATAACTCAACGTCATAATCTTGGTAACCACCCTCAAAATTATAGTTGAGTGAAGTTATCTTAGTAGCCAGATCGCCGGCACCTTCATACCTAATAAGATCAAACTTGGTATCTGCATCTAGACCCCAAGCTCCATCAGCTGCACCATATTCCCAGAGATGTGTTGTTTCATGCTCAGCAAACCATAGGTACGCTGATTGAGCATTTACTAAATCTTTGTAATAGTTGTTTTGACCTTCTACTCCCTTAGCACCTTCTGCTTTTGAAACAAACAGATATTTTTCTAGAAGAGTATTTGGATTTCCAGTGATCTTACCATCAGCATCAAATACTGCGATGTGCATCTCATCATTTCTACCACCTCTTTGTGATACATACTGAGATGTCTTTGGTCTTTGTGCAAGAGTAACCCACTTGAGACCAGAATATAGTTCTGCTTGCTCATATGCATCATCAACATCAGCAATATTATAAGTTGCATCGTTCGCGTCAGTTACATCTTGATCATTTATGAATAGTTGTGAATCTTCGTCTAGAACAACATAAAGTGCTCTATCAATAGAACCAACAGTACCCTTAGCGGTAGCTGCAGCTAGGCTAGTACCTACGAAAATTACTTCTCCAGGTGTAATTGTTTTTCCCGAAAGACCTACAACAGATAGAGTTCTGGTTGCCCTTCTCCATCCACTTACAGTTCCTTCTGTAGTATTTACACCATCTACAACTTTAACTGTATCTCCTACTTGGAAATTCGCAAGTAAGTTTGTAGCTTTAACAGTAAATTCAACAACATAGTTGAAAACTCTACCTTCAGTTCCAGCATTTGCACTCACTGGATCTGATACAGTAAATTCTGGCTCATCTGCAGTGCTTGTTGGCTGACTTAGGTGTAGAAGTTGATCTGCACCAGCATCAGTTACATAAACTCTAATTGAGTTATTGAGTTCGCCAGGATCTCTAGCTACCCAATTAAATAGATTCGCTGAACCCTCAATGTTTGTTTCATAATCATCCATGTTTCTGATCTTTGGTCCTAGACCTTTAATTGTAACTGTTACTGGATTCTCTGGAGTTGGGACATAACCATCCCCACCAGCAATTACATCAATAGATGAAACTTCTCCTTCTTCGATTGTAACTTTTAGAATAGCTCCAGAGCCACCGCCGCCTTTAACGATTGCGATTGCGTTTGAGTATCCAATTCCACCATCTGTTACAGTAATTTCTGAAATAGAACCCGCTGTAACAGTTGCGGTTGCTGCAGCTCCATCA